CACCTGCAACCTTTATTTCCAGAAGCAAGCCGAAGCTTACGCAGTGCTCCAGGACCTGGCCTCGATCTTCCACGGCCTGGCCTACTGGGACGGCAGCCAGATCGTGGTCAACGCCGATATGCCGGGCGACCCGGTGTACACCTACAACCAGACGCAAATCCTGAACAACGGCGCCATCAAGTACGAAGGCACCCGAGCGCGTGACCGGCACACGCTATACATGGTCGGCTGGGACAACCCAGACCAGGGCTTTGAAACTGACAAGGAACCTGTGTTCGACGATGAGGCCATGATCGAGCTGGGCGGTATCGTTCGCGAAACCACGGTCGGCGCTATTGGCTGCACATCCCTTGGCCAGGCGCAGCGCGCAGGTCAGTGGGCGGCGCTCACCGAGAAGCTACAAACCCAGGGCGGAGTGTTTCGTGTTGGCCTTGATGGTGACATTCCCAAGCCTGGGCAGGTCATCGCTGTGGCCGATCCAATGTTGGTGGGCCGAAAAAACGGCGGACGTATTGCCGCAGCGGCTGGCCGGGTGGTCAGTCTGGATCGCGACACAGTGGTGCCGGTTGGCGCGCGCTTGATGGTCAACCTTCCCAGCGGCAAGTCCGAAGGGCGCGTGGTCAAATCTGTGGCAGGGCGAGACGTGACCGTCATGGCTGACTTCAGCGAGCAGCCGCAGGCGGAGTGCGGGTGGATTCTCGACTACGAAGACCTGAAACTGATGCAGTTTTACGTCCGCAACGTCACGCGCCCGGAGTGGCACCAGTTCCAGCTCGAGGTGATCCAGCACGACCCGAGCAAGTTTGACGCTATCGACAACGGCGCCGTAGTGGATCCTCGCCCAATCACTGGTATCCCCATTGGCAGCCAGGACGCCCCGGCCCGCGTCATGCTCAGTCAGCACGTCGTGATTGAGCAGGGCATAGCCGTCACGGTGATGTCGATCGCCTGGGACGCAGCGCCAAACGCTGTGGCTTATGACGTGGAATGGAAGTGGGGCGCCCGGGAGTGGATCAGGGTTCCGCGCACCGCCGAGCAGATGGTCGACGTTCGAGGCATCTACTCGGGTCAGTACATGGCCAGGGTTCGGGCGGTTAGTGCGCTCAACGTTTCGTCGGTTCCGGCAACCTCTGCGCTGACCAACCTTGAAGGCAAGACCGGCCTGCCGCCGGCTGTGTCGTTCCTGAACACCACCAGCCTGATCTATGGCATCGGCATTCAATGGGGATTTCCACCAGGTGCCGAGGACACCCAACGGACGGAGCTCTGGTACAGCCAGTCGCCCGACCTGACGACGGCGGTCAAGCTGAGCGACTTGAGCTACCCGCAGGCCTCGCACGAAATGCACAGCCTGTTGGCAGGGGCGAGTCTGTTCTTCTGGGCGCGACTGGTCGACCGGACCGGCAACGTCGGGCCGTTCTTCCCGATACCTGGTTCTGTCAATGGCCAGGCCAGTTCGAAACAGAGCGATTATGAGGCGTACTACGCCGAGAAGATCGGTAAGGGCGCCCTATACCAGAGCCTGCGCGAAGAGATCGAGCTGATCACCGGTGATGGGCCTGGCTCAGTAAATGAACGCCTTGAGGAAGCCAAGCAGGAACTGGAGGATCTGATCAAGCAAGTGAGCGATGCCCTCGCTTACGACCCGGCAAAGCCCTATCTGAAGGGCGACATCGTGCGTCTTGATCAGCGCCTGTACCAAGCGAAAGGCCCCGTGCCCGTGGGAGCAACGCCACCCGACGCCACTTACTGGATCGATATCGGCACCATCCTTGAGACCACTGACGCACTGGTGTCCCAGGTGCAGATCATCGAAACCAAGATCGAGGAAATCGACGGTAAGGTGTTGGCCACCGCCACCTCAGTTGAGGCGTTGCGCTCAGCTGCCCGTGGTGACGACGGCGCCGGCGATCTGGCCGACGCCATCAAAGGCTGGACTTCGACGGCCGATCTTGCGGTCGAGCGTAAAACCCGAGCCAGCGAAAACGATGCGATGGCTCAGCAGCTGCTCACCCTGGGTGCCCAGGTAGGCGACAACAAGTCGTCGCTTACTGTCCTGGAACAGGTTGTTGCATCGAACCGCGAGACGTCCGCAGTGCAGATCACCAAACTGAATAGCGATCTGTCTGCGGTCGATCAAAAGGCGAACGGCACTGCCCAGGCGCTCACCAGCCTAGACACAAAAGTCACCAACCTGGACGGGAAGATCACATCCCAGTCGTCGAGCAATGAGGCGCTGCGGGCTTCGGTCCGGGGTGACGATGGCTCTGGTGATCTGGCCGGGGCGATCAAGGCGTGGGAGTCCACCGCGGCAATCAGCACCGAGAAGAAGGTGCGTGCATCTGAAATCGAGGCCCAGGCCAAGGTTTCGGAAACGCTCCAGTCGAGCATCGGAGAAACGAGTGCATCCGTAAGATCGGTGAGCGAGACAGTGGTTGGTCTCGACAATAAGGTTTCTGCCCAGGTCACGCTACAGGCGCAGACCATTGTCGGCGGCAAGCGAGTTACTACCGGTCTCGCCTTCGGCTCAAATGGGTCGCAGTCGGAGTTCCTTATCATGGCTCAACGGATGGCGGTCGTGAACGAGATCGACGGCAAGGTTGATCCGATGTTTGTCATTGAAAACGGCCAAGCCATATTTAATACTGCGATTATCAGCAAGGCATTTATTGAGCAGATAGTTCTCGGTATGAGTCTGCGCTCAGCTGCTGTAGACGCTTATGGCAATCCGCTGATTGAGCTGAATATGGCAACAGGCGCATTCGCTCTACGCGGCGCCAAGGATGGCAATACATCGGTGCTTAATAGCAGCGGTATAAAATTTACTTATGCCAATGGCGTCGACGGCATCGACTTGAGTCTTTGATATGGTCGGACTTGTAATTAGGGACAAAAGCACCGGCGCTGTCAGAATTGACATGACAACGTTCATAAGCCAAACGACAGGATTCGTAGAGACGAACGGGCAGAACGGGCAAATCCAAATTCCAGCACCGCCAGCGGGTCGGACATTGTTCTTTACAGTGTCGCCGCTTGTGGATTTGCAGATGGATAAAGGGAAACGGCCCGGTGTTGTTTTAAGTGGCACAGCCTTGTCCTGGGTCTATTCGTATAATACGGCGGGGTGGGGTTTCTTTTCTGCGAACTGTCGGATTTACTATGGGTATTACTGATGTCTAATGCCAAGCTTGTCGTAAGGAAACCTGATGGTTCGTTGCTCTATGATACGGGGAATATCAGTTACGGGTTGGTGAAGAGCGGGTACCTATCTCTCAACTCCAACTGGAGAAGGTGGGTGCTCAGGGCCATAAACGTTGATCCCAACCTCGCCAGTAGCTGGAAAGAGGCTGGCGTTCCTGGGGATGATCAGTATGGGTTTACAGTTGACAATCCTCGATCACCCATTGTGTTTCTAGTCGGCAGAGGCACAGCCACAGGGGTTACCGTAACTGGTAACTCGAAAACCTATTTATATGCCGGAGCAAGTTCTGCGACGAAGTATTATTGTTTCGACTTGATGGGAGATGATGGCTTGCCCGGGCCTTGGTTAAAAACCCGAGACAGGGAGTCAAACGCAATTACATTTAACTCCAATCAGAATCCACTTAATGTCGTTGCCTCAGTGCGTGCGCCAGATCCAGGCCCGCTGGATAGATACGGGAGGCCAGTATTCACTTATATGGGCGGACGTAATGAGCGCATTGCCTTTCAATCGACGTCTGGCTCGGCCATTGTTCACAGTATTGTGGATATCGAAATTCACCCTGGAGTTGAATATGCGGCATTTCTTCCTTGGAATAGGTCGTGCGGTATAATTGATCCAGAAACCATTGCCTCCGGTTATACAACTACGTACGGGATGACAGAAGGGGCGTTTGGCAGGGTGGGCGGTATTTCTTTCTTCTTTGCCCCGCCGGGAAGAACGACTTGGCAGGATTGGCCGGCAGGCAGCGCAGGGTATTCCTACCATAGTTTGCCGATAGAAAGATTTCCTTCCGCCCTCGTTATCAAAACTGCGGGACTTCCTTTTCCTTTTAATTGAATTCAGTAGATGACCTGCATCTACTGATTTGGAGAGTACTATGGCTTCTTGGTTTTCAGAAGGGACCGTAACTGTTACAAACGGTAATGCCGTTGTAAATGGCGTCGGTACAAAGTTTTCAAACTCCCGGGCCGGTGACATGTTTGTTGGCCCAGATAACGGCATCTATCAGGTGATCAACCCATCGAGCGATACCGCTGTCTCGATCTCTCCGGCGTATCGGGGCGCCACTTCAGCGGGTGCCACCTACGGCATCGTACCGGTGAACGGCTACCCCAAGGCCCTGGCTGATGCGGTCAACTTGATGGTTCAGCAGTGGGGCGCAACCCTGGCAGGCCTTGGCCCGGTCGCAAGTATGACCACTGTGCCGGTGGCAAACGGTGGTACCGGAGCTACGAATGCGGCAACTGCCCGAACTAACCTGGGTCTGGGTTCGGCAGCCACACGTTCAGTGGGCGTCGTAACGGGCAACCTGCTTGAGGTTGCGGCAGCGCCGGCTGTGGTAGGCAACTCATCCTTTGCAGTCGAGGGCAGCCGGTTCATCTCCCATCTGGACGGCACTACTACAGGCGGCGCACCTGGCGCACCTAACGCGGTTGGGTTTCGCTCAAGGTTTGCGGATAACAGCCTTTGGGCTGTTGACATCGTTGCTGGCGTTTACCAGACCGCCGCCGGTCTGTACTGGCGCCAGGTGAACGCAAGTGGCATCCCGCTTGGGTGGCGGCAGATATACGACACAACAAATACCACCCGTGCCCAAGATGGCACCCTCAAGGCGATTTAATCATGGCAAGAGCAGCAATTAATATCGTGGGCGAGACCGGCGCGAAGTTCGATCTGACCTCGCTGGGCGGTACAGACGTCGACAGCTACCGCTCTGGTGTTGGGGTGTATTGCGTCACGGGCACCCTGGGCATGGTTCCTTTTCCGCCATTGGACCAGGGCTGGGGCTACTCGCTGCATCCTTCGGAGAACACCGCCAAGGTCGATATCGCTTTCGTTGAAGGCCTATTGACCGTGACCGTCACGATGGATGGCAAACCCTACGACCTGAAAACGATGGTCACGCTTCACATCCTTGTGCCCGATATTCCGCTGGAACAAGTGCCGGCCCTTCCGCCGATTGTCGTTAACCCACTGGAAGCTGCCCAGGCCGAGCTCATCCGCCTACGGGCCATCGCGGATTACGCCGTTGCGCCACTACAGGATGCGGTGGACGTCGACGAGGCAACGGATGCAGAGGTTGCCCAGCTTAAGGGCTGGAAGAAGTACCGCGTTGCGCTGAGCCGAGTGCCCGAGCAAGAGCATTATCCGGACGCTATCGAGTGGCCCGTGATTCCGGCCTGACCGCCGACCTGGAAGCCATCACCGCCTTGTGCGGTTTTTTTTCGCCTGGAGAAAAGTATGAACGCAACCGAGAAAGACCGGGACATCCTGGCGCGCACGCTGTACGGGGAAGCTCGCGGCGAAGGATTGGCCGGCCAGATTGCCGTGGCCTGGACCATCCGCAACCGTGTGTTCGACGGCAAAGCCAAATCATGGTGGGGAGAAGGTTACGCCGGTGTGTGCCTGAAGCCGTGGCAGTTCAGCTGCTGGAACCAGAACGACCCGAACTACGCCTACCTGAGCGGCGCCAAGCAGATCCCGGCCGCGCAGTTTGCCCAGGCCCAGCGTGCGGCTGACCAAGTTATATCGGGCGCAGTGCCAGATCCAACCGGCGGCGCCACGCACTACTACGCAACCACGATGCCGAAGGCTCCGGCTTGGGCGGCGAAGGCCAAGCAGACGCTGCGCCTTGGTCACCACATCTTCTTTAAGGATGTGCCGTGATGACGCCCGTACAGAAGCTGATCGGCCTGGGGCTGGCGATCCTGCTGGCGCTGGCCATCGGCTTTGGCGGGGCGTGGCTGGTTCAGGACTGGCGCCTGGGCAAGAAGATGGCCGAGCGTATTGCGGAGCAGGGAGTCCACCACCAGAAGGAACTGGATGCAATCACTGGCGAGGCCTGGCTTCAGCAGTCGGCCGAGCTGGATAAGCGCCTAGCCACCGAGCAACAGCTCGCGATCCAGGACCAACACCACACCAAGGAGTTATCCGATGCCCAGCGCAACCAGGCTCGCCTGCGTGACCAGCTTGCTACTGCTGATGTCCGGCTGTCAGTCCTCCTTGCCGAGGATTCAGCCAGTAGCTGCAACGTGCCTGCCACCCCCGGCGCAGGCGGCGTGGTTCATGCAGCCCGTCGAGCCCAACTTGACCCAGCGCATGCGCAACGAATTGTCGCCATCACCGATGACGGGGATAACGCCATAATTGCGTTGCGTGCTTGCCAGGCGTACGTCAGGGCTGTGGCTCCTTGAGTGCCCGCAGCTCATCCAGTAATCGCTGGTTTTCCCTGAGAAGGTGGTCTCTCTGTTCCGTGATTATCGCAAGCCCGTTTAACTTGCGGCCCTGGCGTGAGGTTTCCAGGTTCAAGGCAGCTACCTTGGATAGGGCGTCTTTCAAGGAGGTCTCCGCCTGGTCCTTTCCCATCATCAGTAGGTCATTCATCTGCACCAGTCCGGCGATATTCGCCCGCGCTCGACGCAGCATGCGCTCGGTCTCCACCAGCTCATCTACTAGGATTGAGCATTGGTGCTGGTACATCTCCAGCGGAGTGGGGCAGCCGAGCCAATCATCGGTGTCCATGTCAACGTTCATAGCGTTAATCTCAATACTGTATGTGCATACAGTAATCGAGGTGTTGCAGGTTTGGGGAGTGGTGTTCGTCGGCAGGACGCCGGGAGGGGAATCACTGTAGCAATATCCAACGCTAAGTTATTGATTCTTATAGAGCTATAAGCAGGTTTTTAGAGTAGCCTAAATAGGCCTTATTTCTATATATATCAGTAGGTTACGAGTGTTCCGTGGTCACCTTGACATGGTGGGGGTCGTTGGTTCGAGTCCAATCGCGCCTACCAAACAAAATCCGCTCTGCTGGGCGGTCTGGAAGGGCTCACCGAAAGGTGGGCCCTTTTTTGTTGCCTGAAATTTGGGCACAGCAAATCCAAGACGCCTGGCGGCGTCCTTACAGGGCTACAAAGTCCAATCAGGCGAACAGCGTCGCCACCGCCAGCAGGCAAATTACCTGGGCGAACAGTTGGCAGCGTATTTCGCCAAGCGTGGTCGCCATATTACTCATTTGTCCGGCATACATAGCGGGAACCCCTCATTGTCGGCATGACGCCGTGACTGAACTGCAAGTACACACAGCTGCATCGTGGAGTATAGGTGCTGATCAGGAATTTTCACTTCCGACGCCATAGCGAGCTCACCCACGCGATTTGTCCAAAAAAACTGGGCTCAATTCCTTCCAGGCACCGTACCGAACAGTGTCATCCCCCCACAAAATTTATTGGTTTGCAGCAACAATTTTTCTTGTTGGACACCCCAAGGCCCCAGGCAGCAAAGTTGCCGCCACTGACGCTCGACCTTCCAGGTCAACAATAAAAAACCGAGCCGACTGCACGCCACTTTCAAGCTGTGAGCCCTTTGCCCACATCCTGCTGTAATGGCGCCGCAGCGCGCACTAAAGGACCTCCCCGCC